TCTAAGTCCATCTCACCATATGTGTAGTTGTAAAGTTCGTACTTTTCTTTCATTTTTTTCCTCCTTCTAATGCCTTTTTGATGGTGCCTTGCGGCTTTGGTTGTTTCCTTGTTCCTTACACTCATATAATAACACGCATTGCGTATAATGTCAACGCTTTTTCTGAAAAAATTTTCAACTATCATATTTTTTGCTATGTAGTCTATCAAACTCTTTTAAAGCTTCTCGATGAAGTACCAGCACCCACCTTGTCCCGTAGTGCATTTTTTCAGATATTTCTTCGAATTTCAGACAATTTACATATCTCATGATTAATAAACTTCTGTAGCGCACATTCTCTATCTCGTCTATCTCTTTACTTATTTCAGCTTGCAACTTCACATATGCTTTCATCTTCTCGCTAATGTCTTTTTTGAGTTCTATCACTCTTATAATGACATCTTCATTTCTATCACTGTGACTACTGTCAACTTTGCAGTCACTTAGCACACTTGTCACTTTTTTTGACATTGCATCAAGTCTTTCGCACTCAAGTCGCTTTGCTTCGATAAGTCTTTCAAGATTTATCAGTTGACTTAGATATTCTTTTGCTGTCATCACTCACCTCGTTCTGTCTCCGAAAGCAGTATTCTTGCAACTTCTTCTACTGAGGTTACCACATATGCCCTCCCCCCGGCTTCTCTAATCACCTTGATTGTCTGTTCCTGTATCTTACTGAGTATTCCGATAAAAGGACGCTTCACCTCAAAACCATAATATCTGCCGTTTACGATGCAAGTGATGTCCGGTATTCCCTGCCTTGAGTACGGACCTGCTGCTTCTTTCCAAACAATGCAGTTTTTCACATTGCCCTCAATCCATTCTATAATTTTTTTTTGAAAATAACTTTCTTTGGGCATATGCTCTCTGACATAGGATTCCGCCTCTTTTCGCCCATTAAGCGAGGAGTGGCGCTCAAGGGTATAACTGATAAGTTCATCATAAGAAGCAAACTTCGTATAATCTAATCTTCCGTGAGTATGATAGATTCGTTTTAGGGCTTCCCCTGCTGTTGGATCCGGATACCCTTCTTTATTTCTCATTATTCTCTCCCCCTTTTGTACTCAATATAAACAGGGCAGTCATGGCAACTGATATTAGGCTTAGTACATTGATCTTGTCGAATTAAGCAAATCCACTGTATTTCATTACCATCTTTCTCTCTTTCCTTATCCCTCATCTGTGTCAGTACCTCCATCATACTCATCTTGTCTCTCCTGTCTTAAAAACCGATATTTTTCTCCATATGGAGAATATAAATCCATTACTTTTTGTCGCATCTTTTCCACTCGCAAAAGAAAGCCGTCCACATCATATTCCTTAGCTAAGCATCGCCCTAGTCTTTTAGATTCTCCCTCTGAACTGATTTTATCCACTAAGTCTTGTATTTCATTATGTACCGCCCTGCCGTCATCGTCGCTGATAAAGTGCAAATCTTCATTTATGATTTTATCCATGATCTGTTCTGCCAAAACTTTGATATCTGTTTTAAGCTTGTTATAAGCTTTTTTATATCTACTCTCTAAATCTTTTCTTGGAACACACTCATCGTTCTTTTTGAGTTTGGCAACAAGTCCTTTCAAGTCTTCAATCTGACTTTGAACATCCATCTTTCCACCTCCAATTGCTTACACCTTGTTGAGAACCTAACACCTATGAAAATTTTATGTGTAAGGGGGAAAACGGCTTAAATACGCCGTTTACAGGCAATCCTTACACCTAACACCTAATTTTTAAATACACACCTTGTTTTTTTTGTAAGTAGAGGAAATTGGAGTACCACTTCCATTAAAAAGCTGATAGGTATATAAATAGGTGTAAGATGTGTAATAGGTGTAAGGATGTATAAGAAAGCCTTTATTTAAGCCATTTTCAGGCACTCGCAAACCTTACACCTAACCTTACACCTAAAACGACTTTGCAATTAGGTATAAGGTTTTGACTGTTATTTTGTATATTTTTTGCTCCATTATCATTCTTTTATTGTGCAAAACATCAGTCACCAAATTGCAACACTTTCAATGCAAAATGGGTAATTGGAAGAATTTGGTGACAAGCTGTTTTTTAATCGAATGGCAGCTCCATCTGCTCACTTTCCGATACCTTTTTCCACTCTGTTCCTGTCTTCTCAGATGCTCCAGGATCGTTTTCTTTTACAAGTTTGCCCAAATGGAACTCTACAAATCGACAACTTCTGTTATTGAACCATTTAACAACTGAATTCTTGGAAGTTCCATTTTTTGATGTACTCATTCCGATGAGCTTTTTATCTGCAAGATACTTCATCGTCTTTCGTGATGAGTATCCTGCTTTCGTGAGTGCTTGCGTCAACATCGACGGGAATATATAAGCATCTTGTCCCTGCATCATACCAAGGCAAGTTCCATATGCCTTTTCTCCGAAGCTGTCCTTGTTTGAAAGAATCCAGTCTACAATGTACTGTGTGGCGTTCTCATTAACATCACCCACATCAGCATCCATCTGCTCCTTCAGTATGTTTCTTGCCATCTCTTTGGCTCTCTCCCATGATTCAGGAGCTATCTCAAGCAACTCAGGATTGTCTTTTGCTGCCTTAGTGTCAAATTCTCCGGATTCATACCGTTGAAGCCACTCCGGGCGTTCAAAGAGCCATGTGTCAATGATTGCATCCGTCAGTGCCACCGCCGCAATTCCTGCGATATGCGAACCGCTCTTGCCTTTGCTGAGCTGATAGACAAACTGCATCATCTCATCATATTTTAGAGCAATACTCTTTTCATCTGTGTGCATCAGCATTCCGATGTACGCCGGTCCTGCCCAGCCACAGTTCATCACAGATTGCTGATGCATGAGGGATGCTTCTCTCTCATCGTCAAACGGTCCTCCATAAATCTCAAGCACACGAGTGCTGACACCTGTCTGGCTGGTCTCTGTAGATAGAGGCTCTTCACCTGTGGCAAGTGCAACAGTACGCCATGTCTGCATAGCCTGTATTCCACCGTTCTTTGCTCCTCGGATCTTTCCTGTACCGCTGGCAATCATGTAGACGATCTTCTCCAAACTGTTTTGGTTGTTCCCAGCAAGCTGCCTTTCATCAATGCCAAGTGGCAGATCGCAGTAAAAGCTTGCCGTTCTTTCCAGTCCCACTTGTGTGGCGTTGAAATTGACCATGAGCCTTTCCGGATCTCCCCATGCGGACAGTGCAGCCTTCAGTGCTGAGGTCTTTCCGCCCTTAGAACCGCCCCAGTTGTAAATAAAAAAGATACGCTGTTTAATGATTCTAAGCAGTGGAGCTGTGAATCCGCCTGCTAGGATAAATCGGAACTTGTCTCTTTGTCTGTGAGGGCGTATCATATCCAGCCACCCCTTCATCGTTCCATTTTGACAGTAGGCAGCAGCCAAGGCTCTTTGGGATGGATCAATATCCAAGACGATATCGGTATCATGTCCAGGTATAAATCTATTACCTTCCTGCCATCCGAATGTAGATGTAGAGTCAGCTTTTTTTATGATGTCTATGTTCTCCGCCTCAAGTGCAGCTAAAAACTTAACCACCTGTTTTGCATTCTCCGAAGTAACTGTACAGCCAAGGTCTGACAACGCAGTGATTCCCCTAGCAGTGAATATAGTGCTTCTTGGATATATCGCCTTGTGCCAGGTACCATCCCTTTTAAAGGCTACCTCCATTTTTTCTTCTCCAGTCTCCATGCTGCGGAGTCTCTGCGTAAGTATGATTGGTGTTCTACATACTAGAACAGGAGCATATTTCTTCTCATCTATGCGACTGATTCCTTTATCTGAATAAATCCATCCCTCAGGTTGTCGCAGGTTTACAGGAGCACCCGGCAGAGCTTCAGAAACCGCTTCCTCATCTATATCAATCAGCTTTGCATTGCTGAGTGCTTTCTTAATCTTTTCTGCAGATTCTTCTTTTCCATACTTGATATATACATCCGATGGATCTTTGCATCCCAAGTTTTTACAGCTCCATGTATAAACTTTCCCAACGAAATTCCCTTCTCTCAGTGCCGTTACCACTTTATGCAGAAAAGTTTCGCCGCCCTTGTCAGGCTCTACATGAATGTAAATCTTGAGATCCTGTAAGATATCCGCCCATTCTTTGCGCATCATCGATGCCCCGGGGACACCGAGTGTACTGATCCCCATGTGCCACATACTTTGACTATCCGACTCCCCCTCTACAAGAACAGCATAGCCTGCACGCCTCACATCTTCTATTTTCCATACACCGTATGGACAGATGTCTTTGCCTGCTCCATATTTCCACCGAAACTGTTTGCCAGCATATCGCTTTCTGTAAGTGACTTCTTTTCCCTCTTCAGAAAAATAAGGGATATATAGGTATGTCACACCTTGCTTATCTTTCCTCGTCTGAAGACGGCAATCGTTTACAAGAAAATCCTCTGGCAGTCGTTTCTCAAGAGCATACTGAGCCACACTGTACGGTTTAAGCGTGTTATCTTTCGATTGCTTTTCTTCTGATTCTTCTTTGTATACTCCATACTGTTTTAGAATTTCCTTGTAAGCCTCTTTTGTGTCCATATTGTTCAGTTCTGCATAAAATGATGTGAAGTTGCCACCCCTGTCTTCGGCGTGGCACTTCCAGCATCCAGTTTTTAAGTCAACCGAGAATGAGTGGTTTTTATCATCATGGAATGGGCACAGACCTGTCAGATTATCTCCTGTAATATGATATTTTTTGATGATATGGGTGTATTCAGTTTTATAGTCTACCAAGCGGTCAAGATCCACTCCTTCTACCTTCATATCATTTCTCCAATCTTTGTCTTACAATCCTTTGAGCCTCTTCTTTTGTATAATTCTTGTTGCTTCCCTCAAGTCCGAGTACCTCTGTCATATATCTAATCTCTTCATCCATACCCTCGCTGATTTCCTCGTCTACAGTAAGTACAAAGAATGAACTGCAGATTCCCATCAACTTCTTCCCCGCACCCATTCCGAATTCTCTTTCGTACTCATTATTGTCATCCAAGAATCTTGTAAAGTATAAATGTGGTGCGATTGGGATTGCTCCTTCGTGGATTACTCTCTCACAAGCGTGCTTGGCAAGCTCAATATTTTGCAACCTTTCCTCATTTGACTTCGCTCTATATCTTGAGCAAACATACACAAACGGCATCAGTGCCGGATTCTTATTCTCTGTATGTCCTTTTTCACACTGACCTGCATATCTCCAAGTTGCATATTTATGCTTTTTTGCTATCGTGTCATAGAGTGCCGTGTCACCCATAACTTCTGCCATATGCTCTATTTGGAATATCCCGTCCTTTTCAAAGACGGAATTGTTTATAAAATGATAAAGAGTTTCAAAGTCTATAGCATCTCCTACCTGAATGCACTTTCCTTGTATCAAATAATCAAAACTTCCATGTAATGGCTTCACACTGCCTCCTGCCTTTAATTGAACGGTAATCCCTCATCATCGACTCCGTCCGGTATATTCATCCATCCGTCATCGGTCACGCTTGGATTTTGTGCATTTCCTGTATTCCTGTTGCTTTCTGATGTGCCCTTGCTTTCTACAAATTCCACATTTTCTGCAACAATATCTGTAGTGTAAACCGTCTGACCATCCTTATTTGTGTAGCTGCCGGTCTGAATTCTTCCATCAATAGCGATTTTCATTCCTTTATGGAAGTATTTCTCGATGAACTCTGCGGTCTTGCCCCAAGCAATTACTCTTGGGAAATCAGCAGTTGGCTGTCCATCTTGCTTGTATCGTCTGTCTATCGCCACGCTAAACGATGCATAGCAGGTATTATTTGCGGTGTATCTCACTTCCGGGTCTCTGGTAAATCTACCTATAATGATTACCTTATTCATCCTTTTTCTCCTCTTTGGTTTCTTCTGTCGCTATGGGTTTGAATTTCTGCATCTCTGTGAGTGCTTGTGTTAAGAAGTCAAGATCTTTACAGTTCTTGTGGTTGCCGTTGAACTTCTCCTTGTACCACTCCATCATCTCTTTATTCTTTGAACCACCAAGCTTTGTTGCTTTTGCTGTAATCGCATCCTGTATTTTTCTGATTTCTTCAGCTCTTTGTGCCGGTGATTTCACCGGGTCTCCATCATTTGCCCAGTCATAGAGTGCTTCCCCGGACTTTTCATCCAGAACCTGGATTTTACCTTCAAAGATATGGGTATTGTCTTTTACCGCTTCTGCAAGATGTGTGTCCTGATCAATCATCCAAGTCACCATATACTCATACTCAATATCCTTATCCTGTTGTGCACCAACTCCGACCTTTTTTGGTGCCATCTTTCCACGGCTATTGGCTTCTAATACATATTCATCTTTACCCCTAGCAGTCACTATAATATGCGCTGGAGCAAGCAGGATTTTCTCAATGATTTTCTTGTTTTCTTTCTTGTACTTTCCCCAAGCTTGAAATGTATTATCTCCTTTTGTCTGAAGTTGTACCTGATCTTGAACCCAGTTCCACAAGTGCGTCATAGAATCTATAATAATGACTTTATATCCTGCGTCTAAAAATGCATCTATCGCGGCAATGTAATAGTCAGGACTGTATTCTTCTAAGCTTATGAGGTCATAATCGAATTCATTCGCATAGAGCTTGTCTCTCATGCCCTCTGTTCCGATATAACCAATCTTTGTTCCTTCGCCTACCCTACCTGCAATACCTGTTGCCAGTCTGAGTGCTGAATAAGACTTGCCACTGCCCGAAGGACCACTTACTAAAACCTTGACGCAAATTTGTTCTTTTTTTGCTTTTGTAATCGTAAGATTAATCTTTGCCATTTTATTTCTCCTTCCACACCTCTTGTGCTTTCTTTGCTCTGCTTATTGCCTCTGTATTTGCTTTGCGTTTAGAAATCTTTAACTGCGAGTATACATTCAGACATTCTACAAGATTTTCCGGCAACTCTCCCGTTTCTTCTACAAGGTTATTCATTGCTGAATTTAGCGTCCTTGTGTCTACCCTTTCCACGATAAGGTCTCCAAATCCCTCCTCACGGAGTACCTCGAAGAAGTCCAGTCCTTTCTCCATCAGTTTGTCTTCACCGATTTTTGAATAGATGACCTTCTCCTGCAGACTGTACTTGAAGCCATCCACCGTAGTATCGGGTTTTTCCTCATCAACCATCATCTGAGCAATTTCTTGCTCTAATTCTTCTACTGCCTTATTGTTGAGCTTGGTCTGTTCTGCCAACTCGTCCTTCTTATCCAGTAGCTCCTTGTAAGCTCTTACTTTGTCGTCAAGTGCCATTACTGTTTCCATAGTTTGCTCCTTTAAAAATAATTTCTCCATTCATCCACAATTGTCTTTGCCAAATCCTCTTTCTTAGCAAGTGCTTTTAAGATGGTTTCATCCACTGTTCCTTCTGTAATTAGGTGAATATATGTGCAGATATTTTTCTGCCCGATACGGTGAATTCTTGCAAGGCTCTGGGAGTATGCTGCATAGTTAAAATTGACAGAATAGTATACACATGTATCTGCCGCAGTTAGTGTGATTCCAAGTCCTGCAGTATCAATCTGTGCAAGGAATACTTTCGTATCCTCATTTGTCTGAAAGTCTTTGACTATGCCGCCTCTATCTTCCAGCTTTATATCCCCATATATAGCTCCGTACTTTATTTTCTTCTTTGCAAGCATTTGACCTATCAAGTCTATCTCCGGTCTAAACCTTGCAAAGATTACCAGCTTTTTGCCTGCATCCACCACATAGTCATCAATGATTTCCTCCAGTGCATTCAGCTTTCCCTTGCTCACAAGCTCTGCTTTATCCTGTCCATCTGCAATTAGGAAGCCTCCTGTGAGCTGCTGCAATCTCAGCAACTTTGTCAGTACAGTGGTAACTGTCACCTGTCCCCCACCATCAAGCTCGGTGAAGCTCTCACGCCTGATTCGGTCGTAGAGGTTCTTTTCCTTTGCCGACATCGTGATACGCCTTTCAAGGAATGTCTGCTCCGGCAAATCCAATGCCTCATCCTTGGTTACTCTGTACGCAATAGAATGCTCTTTCTGAATTAACTGGTCAAGGTTTCTGTAACCTATGATTTGGCGTCTACTGAAACCTCCCGTAATTGCATATCTGTTGCGGAATTGGTAGAAGTTCGTTCCGAAGATTGTCGAATCAAGGAAGCGGTACTGGCTATACAAATCAATCGCATTGTTCTGCACCGGCGTACCCGACAAAATAAGCTTATACCTTGCCTGGTCTCCCAACTTGTGGACTGCTTTAGACTGCTCGGCATCGTGGGTTTTTATTCTTTGACTCTCATCGCAGATAATCATATCCGCATTCCACTTATAAAGAGCCTCAAATATTTCTTCACGCCATGTGCTTTCGTAGTTAATAACAGCAACCTTGAGTGCCTTGAACGGGAAATTCTCAAGATCTGATAAGGTTTTAAGCCTCTTATTCTTGTCCCCAAGCAATACTTTAACGACTGCCTTAAAGTCTGCATAATCCTCAAACTCCTTGGGCCATACAGAACATACTGATGTTGGTGCGATGATTAACACCTTTTCAATCTTTCCAAGCTTATAAGCTGTACCAAGCGTAGTTATTGCAGTGAGTGTTTTCCCACAGCCCATTTCAAATAGAAAACCGAAGCCTTTACCGTTTTGGGATGCCATTAAACCACCTCCTCTCTGTAGTCCATTCTCATTCATTCCTTTTTCCCATTTTCCATCTGGCGGAAGTATCCCGAAAACCATCAGCGCCATGTTCGCCGCCCTGATCTGGTGCGTGAATAGCTTCGCCTTGACCGGATATTTGCAGCGAGGCTTGATCTCTTTGTCCGGCTTCAGCCTCTCCGCATCCACCGCCTTCTGAATTGTCAGCATCTCTTTCAGGATTGCTTTTGCCGGGGGGATCAGTCCGCCGCTTTTTCTTAAATTCTCCAGAAGCGGTCTTGTGATCTCTCCGTACCAGTACCCCTTTTCCTTGTCCTTTTTCATCATTCGCCATGTCTTTATGATTGCATCCTCCTCTTTCGAGGCTTTTACGAAGATGATTCCGTCTTCAATCTTCTGCTGCATCCTGCATCTCCTACATCTCCTTCATGATCCGTTCTGCTGCGTCTATTCCTGTGGAGAAGCACGATTTACGATTTTGAAGATGTTTCTTTTTCTGATACGCCTTTGCCACTGCCTCCGTGTATCTTTTCTGGTATCCATCTGTGAATACCACATTCACTTTAATCTCGTTCATCTGCTCACCTACTCAGTTCTTTCCCTAATCGCTCCATAATTTCTGCTGCACTCAGCCCTTTTGCGTCCAGCTCGACATCCGCTTTAGCTGACCGCACAAGTGTTACAGTAGATCCGTTCACGGTTAAATTGATAATACTCGCATCTGCGAACACAAGTGCAGGTAACAAGTACTCTAAATAATCTCTTAATCTTGTCATTCTGTCACCTCTTGTCGATCTCTGTAAGTCTTACAGCGAGTGTGTTTAGAACCTCAAATGCGGTCATATCTTCAATGTTAATCGCTCTTCTTTTATCTAATAGAATCGTCGTGTGCGTCACAGAACACATCTGGACTTGTGTGATGCGTAGGAAATAGGTTAGTAGCACCCCAATTTCTCCTGCAAGAGCGTAAGCGTTCTTAACTTGTCGCCCTGGAATCACCGCCCACGACACGACATCTAACATCACACGCCCTAAGTTTGGCCTGTCTCCCACATAAGAAACCTTAATCCCTGCATCTGAGCCATCTACGCCATCTCGT